CTGCGCCCGTATCCAGCTTGCCCGCCTTCGTTATTTGATGCGCTGACTTCCTCGCCCTTACCTCGTCCAATTAAAGCCGTGAATAAGTTTGTGCGCTCCACTTCTTGCAAGATTTGAAGTGCATTGTGTCCATAAACGACACGCTTTCCAGTAGCTTCTCCGATGCGTTGCTTGAAATCAATATAGCGTGCGCCGATTTTGTTTCCGTTCATCTCAACGAAAAACTGCATTTCTAAATTCCAAACATCGCAGACTTTTTTCAAGGCTTCAAACGTTGAGATATAGTAAAAGTTTGTTGATCGTTGACTTGTTTCACTAACAAATCTAGCTTGCCAGTTAGTACCAGCAAGCAATTCGTTAATGACAGGTCTAGCAAATGTATTTTGCGGTCGTTTGTCTAAAACAACGGATTTTCTTAATTCTTCAATTCCGGATTGTACGCCGATTAAGGTTGTAAGTTTTTCTGAAAACTTTTGCGCAATGTAGAAAAAGTGGAATTTGTGCGCATCTTCGATTGACTGAATAGCCATGTATTCCACTTGTTCCAATTCTTGCGCCGTCAAATCTAACATTTCAACGGTCAAACGGTCTGAAACATATCTGTCAGTAGTCAACGTGAATTTTTGGAGGGCGGACTTGATAGCATCTTTTTTGACTAGCTTTATAAGTCGCTCGTCTTTATCGAATAAGTAAATCATCGCCGTTCATCCCTCCATTTCACTTCTTTTACTCGTGCATTCGTAGCTGAAATGGTATCACGATTTCTGACCTTGAAATTTTCTAGATCACTAAACAAATCAAGTTCACTCAGAATGCTCCGGCCTTTATACATCACTTTTACTTCGTTTGTTTCAAACAAGATTGTAATGTCTTGATTGGCATCATAAGCGCCAGTAAACGAAATTGTTTGCCGTCCATTTGTAATTCTGACAACGTTCGTTGTTTTAGTCGTTGTTATAACTATTTTTTCCGGCGTAACTTCAAAAGCACCGGTCAATTCAATCTGTCCGACTGAATCTTTCAACCGTGATTTCTTGTAGCCGTCCGGAACTAATAAAGAGAAACGGCTGACAATACTTTTTGAGTTTTCTTCAAAGTTGTCAGCGCCGTTAAAAATTGCAAAATAAGTACAATTCGGTTCATCCTTGAATGTTACTTCAAGCGTTTTTGAACCGTTGTTTGTCGTTCGTAAGAACAAGTTTAGCTTGTCGAATTTTTCTCGAAGTTCTTCGCTTGTTTTGGCTTCTAGTTGGTATTTGATTTCAAGCACCCTTGAAGGCTCTGAAATCTCTTCAATCCAAACGCCACGACGGCCAGCGATAGAAGTCGTTTTGACCTCTTGCCCGACCAAACCTCTACCCGATACAGATAGTTGTCTATACCCGTCCACAATCTCGTTTACGGGCGTTCCGTTAATGCTCATGTTATCGCTAGGCGTAGTCGCCACGATGTCATTATGTTTTTCTAATTTTGAATATCCATACATGGTTTTCTGCCTTTCTAATAACTTGCCAATGTTAATTCCATTTCTTGAGCGCTTGTAATGTCTTCAGTAAACGCTCTATAAGTCGTGTTACCCATTTTAAGAACGATTTCCGCCGATTGTTGTCCAACCGTGATTGTACCACCGTTGAAATCTACTGAAGTATCGTAGCCAGTCAAACGTCCTAATTGGCCGTCAACGGCGTTTAATTCGCCTTGTAATGTTCCGGCTAGGTCTTTACCAGTAAACGCATCAATCGCCCCTTGAGCCATGTTTCCGACTGTTTTCATGACTGCGCCGGCTCGGTTGTTAACCCCGATGATGAATCCTTCGTCTGTGTATTCCCCGAATTGACGGAAAACCCTTGAAGGCGAATGAATACCGAGCAAACCTTTTGCCCAGTCGATAGCACCTTTAACTGCTCCACCTACTGCATCAATCAAAGCGCCCGCAGCGTTTTTGACACCGTTGACAAATCCCATAATAAGATTACGTCCGACATTCCAAGCGTTGCTGATGAAATCCCTTGCTCCCGCCACTGCATTTCTGAATCCGGTTTTAACCGCTTCTACAATACGAGTTCCAGCATTCGTTACCGTGCTGACTATGTTATTCCAACCGTTTAAGATTGCATTTTTGATATTCTCAATAGCATTTGATACTGTTGACTTGACGTTTTCCCAAGCATTCAAGATGCTTGACTTGATATTTTCTAAAACGCCTTTCAAATAAGCCACGATAGCGTTCCAAACATTGATAATTGTCTGTTTTGCCGTTTCAATAGCGTTTGAAATGGTTGTCTTGACGTTTTCCCAAGCATTTGAAATTGTCGTTTTGATCGCTTCCCAAATTGTTGACAAAAATTCTGAGATGCCATTCCAAATGTTTTCCCATGTTTCTTTAATGCTTGTAAGTGTATTTTGAATAAATTCTAAAACTGCATTAATAGCAATTTGAACAATAGATTTGATGCCCTCCCAAAGAGTATTGGCAATTTCTTTGATCGTTTCCCATGCACCAGACCAGTCGCCGTTTATCAACTGCATAACTAACTTGATAATTCCAAGAATGATATTTAATGCAGTTTCGATGACAACTTTCAAGATGTCCCATGCAACCGATACAACCGATACGATATTATTCCATGTTGCTTCGATAAACGGCGCTAAAAAATTAGTTACTGTTTCAACTACTGATTTAATAGCATTCCAAACAGTCGTAGCCGTCTGTTCAAATAAAGCGTGGTTTTCTTCCCACCAAGAAATCAAAGTGCCAAAAAGTTTCATGACGAATGAAACAACTTCCTGAATGGCACTTGTAACCGTTGTTCTTACTGCTTCAAATGCTGAATTGACTTTATTTCTAAACTCTTCACTTGTGTTATATACACTGACCAAAATAGCTATCACACTTGCTATTACTGCGACGACGGCAAGGAATGGAGCGCCCAAAGACGAAACAATTCCCACAATTTTGGCAAATGTAACACTTAATGCACTACCGCCTGAGTTTAGCAATGTAAACCATGCTGAAACCTTAGATACTGCGCCAGCTATAAAGCTGATAGTACCTACTAACTTACCGATAACTGAAATCACTCCACCTATTGCAATCAAAGCAGGGCCAGCCGATACTGCGATAAGTCCTAACCATTTTTGCCAAGGGGCAAGCGGTAGATTATCCCATATAGTCCCTATGACCGTTTTCACATTTTTAGCGAAATTTTCAACGGTCGTCTTGAGATTTTCCATCAATTGCTTAATATCTGCTTCTGGATCTCCAAGCCCTGCTACAAAGTTCTGGAATGCACTTTTCATAGCACCTAACGAACCCGAAACTGTTTTTTCTGACTCTTTCAAGAAATTTCCGTCAAATTGCTTAGTTCTATCCATAAACATCTGCATAGCCAATTCTGCTTTTTCAGCGTTGCTTGCCGTTTCCCATTTGAAATTCAGACCTTTTTCTAAAGCATAGGCTTCAAGAGTAGTAGCATTCATAGCGACACCAAGGTTATCCATCATTGTGAAGTTACCCTTGGCCGCTCCCGCAATAGATTCCATAGCCATGCTCGTGTCAATACCCATAACTGATGCAACGTCAGCAGCCCTTTGCATAGCTTGCGACGTCAAATCTAGTGATTTCTGTTGGCTAATACCTGAACCCTGAAATAGAGATGCCATCTTGTTTGCGGTTGCCATATAATCAGAGGCCGATAGACCCATGTTTTTATAAGCGGTTTGAGCGTTATTTTGTACGGTCTTTGCAAAATTACCAAATACCACTTCAGTACCACCTAGATTTTGTTCAAGGTCAGCAAATGATTTGACGATACCACCAATAGCACCAACAACTGGAGTTGTAAGTCCAGCCGTCATACCAGCACCTATTTTCATAGAAGCAGTACCGACTGCCGAAAGACTTCCGCTTAGTTTATCAAGTGTCGTTCCAGTCTGATTTTTTAAGCCTTGCAAAGTCATTTGTGCTTCTTTCATCCCACTATTGAATGGTTTTACATTGGCTTTCAAGATAGCAGTAACATCGAAACTCGTTCCCGTTAAACCCATTAGTTACCCCCTTTCCTTCATAGATTGATTGAGCCGTCTGTTTCTATCAGCAAGGCTTATTTTCTTTTGTTTGACTTGTATGACATCATCTTTCCTAAAAATCTTGTCAAACTCGTCTTTATGATTGTAAAAATCGTCAAACGTCTTATAAGCTGACCTTGCGCTTTTTCCTTTTCCTTTGGTAGCTTGAACTGTTTGATTGAACCATGCTTGAATTGCTGAATTATATCGTCTATCTTCTTGCTGAATAAGATAAGCAGTATTATAGATTTCAAATTCTTCAAGCGTAGTTCTTGATGCTTCTTGAAACGTCATATTGTGTCTAGCTATGAGTAAGGCTATTGCTTCATCATAACCAAAATCTGAACCTTGATTTCCCCTTACTCTACTAGGTTCATTGCTTTTTTGAGTAGGGGAGATGCTTTTAACTCTGACACGATTTCAGTAATCGTCTTGTCGTATTCATCATTCAAAATCAAATCTTCAAGATATTTTTCGATTGCTTCATTGCTTGGCTTTTGGTTTTCTGTTACTGTTCCGGCTTTGATAATATCTACAAAAGCCATTGGATCATTAAGTGCTTGTCCAGCATTGAACAATGTCATTGCACCGTAGCCAGTTTTCATACCTTCCAACTCAGCAGAATGAAGTTTGTTCATTTCTCGTAAGAAGCCAAGTCCAAAGCGTAGTGTGTAGTCACGTTCTCCAATTTTTAAAATCATTTGTTTTTTCTCCTTTTAAGTAAAAAAATAAAGGGCAAATAAATGCCCTTTTGAATACCACTATTAAACCGGAACGCCCGCTCCGTCTGTTTCTTTTTCGAGTGTGTGGTAGTTGTATTGTGCGCTTGCGACTGCTTGTTTTTGTGTTTCAGTCAATTTGTCAGTATGTAAGATACCGTTTCCGTCAATAGCGACTTCATAAGATAATTCGACTTTATCATCTGAAGGTGCTGACAATTCAAAGTTCTTGAAGTAGCCTTGATAGTATTCAACGTCATACTTATCAACGCCTTCAACTTGTTTCTTGCTTCCAAGGTCTACAATCCAGCACTCGATTTTATCATTTGCTTTGAACCATTTACGCATCTCTTTCCACATATTCACGGTGTCGCCGTCTTCACGGTAAGCAAGAGATTTGAACTCTCCGCTTGTTTCTCCGTCTGAGATAGAGTTTACAACGCCGTCTTTTGTTTTTGTGCTTTCTACGTTTTTTTCTTGTTTGATTGAAAGTTCAGATTGAAAACGTACCTTGCCCGCATCTTGTTTTGTGCGGTCAGCGTAGCGACGGAAAAAGGCAATAACGTCTTTCCCCAAAATTAAATCTGCCATTTATTTATTTCTCCTTTTTTGTGTAATTAAAAGTTAAATCCAGCACGATATGAAGTAACGGCTGGATGTCTGTATTATCTGCGATGACTTGTTTTTCTGTGTTTCTGTGATTGAAGTTATACTCATACCCGTCTTTCAAATGCTTCAATACATTTTCAAGATAGACTGAAATGTTGTCTACTTTGGCTCTATCCGCTCGTATTCCGTAAACATGGACAGTTTGCCGTGCCGTACCGATCAAGTCGTTATTGGGCGTGTCTGAACCGTTATTCTCTCCGATATAAACAAACGGATATTTTGTATCAGCTTCGGGCAAATAATCGTATGTATCAACCCTTGCATCGCTGATAGCAAAAATCTTTCTGAATAGGTCGTGGTTAGGTGTCATCTAAATGCTCCTTTCATAACGTCCGTCATATCTCTTTGAAATTCCGGTGTAATTTGCTCTAACATAGGTCTGAAGTGTGGTTTACCTGGCATATAGCGTGTACCGTATTCTTGATAACCCGTATATGCTGCACTACCCGTTATCCATGCTTCCATACCATGATATGAAACATTGATATTCTGTTTCAAAAATCCGGTATCTTTAGGCGCCAGTTCACGAGCAGTCTTTTTCCCTTTTTCAGCATTATTCTTCAATACTTGGATAGATTGTTCGACTGCTTTAGGATGAGCGTTGTAAATCGTGCTTGTTAGCTTTTCTAGGCCGTGCCATTCGATACTTGCACCCATTTATACCTTGACCGTCCTTTTGAGCCGTACGGCGCTTTTAGAGGCTTCTACGCTATCAATCTGTTCATACTTGAAGCCGTCATAGATTGCATACAAGAACGGTTCTTGTTCTTGCTGAAATCTGCATATCATGACGACATCTGAACGATTGCCGTATAACTCGAAAACCTTTGCTTTTTGAATGAAATTCACAAAGCATGGAACGACTTCGGACTGTTCAGCTTGATTGTCGTAGCTATCCGTTTCCGGATTGTACTTAGCAACGCCTTTCCCTCTTACAAGCGTGATTCTGTGAGGCGTTTTCATAGAAAAATAGCCTTTCCGCGTTGACGTTGTGAACCGTCAAGGCCAAAATCCTTATTCAAAATAGCCATGTAAGGCTTGAATAGGTTGTCAAAGTCTTGATAGGTTACTGAATAGCCGTCAACTGTTTCACTCGATACACTTTCCGAACCTTTTCGCCCGTATAGTTTATAAACAACATTTTCAATCATAAAATTATACTTGGATTCGATATAAACTGAACCAGTAAGCGATTTGAAGTAGCTTTCAGCATCTTCAACTAAATCTTGTAACAAGTCATTTTCTTTTGTGTCGGTTAGATCAATACCCAACCGACGCTTAATTTTAGCAAGTTGAGCATCATCCATGCTTATTCTCCCGCTTCTTCTTCGATTTCTTCAACGGGTTCATCTTTAGGCAATACAATATCACCCTGCGCCCCGTCTGATTCGATAACGCCTTTTTTCAAAAGCGCTCGAATGCGTGCATCTGACACATTCAAGTCAAAGCGAGGATAAACCTCGCCTTTCTCGTATAGTCGGTTGTTGTCTTTGGTATCAATGATATTTTCTGTTACGATATAAGCCATTTAATACCCCCTTTCAAAATTAGACATTAGTTGCATCTGTCAACTTAGCAAATGCATTTGTCTTAGTAATCATGACTGCGATGTCCATTGTGCAACGGATAGCAATCATTTCTTGTTCAAATAGGTTTACTGGAGTTCCGTCTGCATTCTTAACAGTAGTGATTTGACCTTCTTCGGAAATCTTGTAATTGATGTTGTAAGGTACACCGTAGATAAGGTGGTCGAAGTCACCAGCGAGCAAGTCGCCTTTCTTGAATTGTTTTGATTTCATGTCAACAACAACTGTTCCGTCAAGTTTGTTAGCATCTTTGTCGTAAATAGTTTTCTTGTCGCCGTCACGAGCATCACGAAGCGCTGAACGGTTTGATACACGAGATACAAAAGCGTTGATTTCGATGTCGTCGTCCAAAAGTTTGTCTTCAAGTTTCAAGATGTTTTCGTAAGTTACTGGACCACCAATAACTTTACTTGCATCTTTAGCAGTCTTAGCAACTGAATTTGCAAATGGTGTTTCATGGCCAAGTAGTCCAGCTTCGTCAATCTTAGTGTAGAATGCTTCAACAATTTGTGGTTTCATGTCTTCAAAGAATTTTTCCCAAGTGTAGTTGAGCGCTTCACGAGAAGCAAGAAGAATGATACCAAGTTTGTGAGCACGAAGCGTTACTGGTACGATTTCTGGCTTGTCAGTCTTGATTGTTTCTGTTTCATTTACCCAGTAAGCTGAAACGCCGTCAGTTTGAACATGGACTGTTTTTTCTTGTTTACCGTCCATTTCATGATATTTACCAAGTTGCATCACAATAGAGTTTTGAGCGACTTCTTTCATGATGATGTCTGTAAACTCTTTGTGAAGTGTTCCGTCCGGTTTTTGTGAAACAAGGACTTTTGCAGGGTTAAAAGTTTGTACTGTCATATTTTAAAATCTCCTTTAGATAATTCTTGAATTGCGGAAGATTTCTCCGCTTGATTGAGTTTTTGAACCACCAAAAGCAGTACTTACTGCGGGCGGTTCTGATTGTGTGTATTCAGACTTGATTTCACTAATAATGCTCTCAAAATCTGAAATAGCTTGAAGTGTGCCGTCTGCTGTGTCTTTTACGACAAAAGCAAGCACTCGTTCGTTTACAGGCAACTTACGACTTGATAGAGTTTTAATAGCTTCATCTGTCAATTCTCGCTTGGTTTGTTCTTTCTCAAGTCCAGCGATTTTATCAAGTAACGATTGCTTTTCTGCTTCAGCTTCTTTTCTGCGGTATTCTTCGAGTTCTTTACCCGATAATTCAGTTTCCGCTTTGTATTTTTCTAAAGCCTTCTCAATCGCTTCTTGTGTTGACTGAGCGTGTTTCTTTTCAGCTTTTTCAAGTCTGCGTTGCATCTCTGCGACTGATACCATTGTTTCCGGTTCTTGTTTCGGAGTGCTAGCGTGTTCCTCTACTGTTTCCGGTACTTGTGTTTCAACCGTCTGTGTTTGTTCTTCTGCCATGTTTGGCTCCTTTCTCTACGCTTTTACGGGCAACCCCCCCGAACTCATGCAACTTTTAATGTCTTTAGCACGGTTTGGACAATTTAAAAAGGTGAAATTTTAAATTTCACCTTTAATACCTTTATGAAATCCCTCTGCCACCGACTTCGCCATTTCTTCATGAGCAATTAACAAAGGGTGTTTAGGAATAATTTTATTTTTGATTTTATTTAATAACTTTAGCATTATCATTTACCCACCGCTTAAAATCTTCAAAAGTTTCCATTTTCTTTGAAGCTAGATAGCTATTAACTTTTTCAATCGCTCGTTCAACAGAAGTTGCAACAAAACAATAGCCATTTATTGATAGATCAAAGATTTCAAAGCCGTTTTCTTTGTCAACTAATATCACTTCCTCGCCAGTCCATCCGCTTTGCGAGTCATAACATTTCTTTTTGTGAATTTCAATATTATTATCCTCAATAAGTTTGATTAATTCTTTGTATTTATTCATTTTCAAAATCTCTTTTACAAAATATAAAAAGCACTTAGAATTTTCTAAATGCTTTCTTTTTTTGTCATGTCAATAATTTCTTTTAAGGTTGGTTTAGTTTTTCTAATTCTATCCCATGCCCTCATTTTTAGGAATGTAGGTAAATAAATACCATTTATTTTTGGCATTTCTTTAGATAAGTTATAGTCTTTTTTGATTTTTTCCTTGTTGTCTTTTACAAATTTGTTATCAGGCAAGCAATAAAAGATACCCTCGCCAAAATAACTTAAATCCTCGTCGGATATTTCAATAAGTTCTTCAGGCTCTACAAAAATAGATCTATTCACTCTATCATAACCACTAGAAAAAGCCTTATTTATAAATTTTTTATCAAACCCCATTTTCTAGCACCTCCAAACCATAAACAAGCAAGCCGTCATCAGTTTCCGTTTTAGAAATAACGTTATATTTCAAGTTAGGTTTCATCAGATATTCTTTTTCAGGGTTGAAATCCGCTAATTCAGCAATATAAGCACCCGTTTTCTGTCCTTTCTTAACAGTAACCTCAAACAGAATATTTGCACCATCGCCGTCACGAGCGAACTCTGTAGCATTGTTCTTGTCTAAACTAAACGAAGTAAACGACTTGTCCAAAGAAAGCTTTTGTCCAACCTCTAGATCTAAATAGCCTAAATCTTCTCCTAATGCTGAAACAGAGCCAGTACCTCTGTATGCTTTAAACGATTTTTCAGGGGCAAAATCTGACAAAGCTTTTTCAAGTATAGGGATTTTATTTTTTGTCTTTCTAACTTGCTCTAACGCAAATTCTAAATCTGCTTCGCCTTGTTCTTCAAGCCAAAAATCTTTTTTAAGCTTCAGTGCTTTATCAAAGCCGTAACGTTTAATATTGTTGAAGTCGTGATAATCGCTTGTAGTGTAAGAATAGATTGCGTGTTTTTCTTCCTCTGCAAGTCCATTATACCACTTTTTATACTTCGCTTGTTCGTTAAAGAAAGTATCAATATCGTCTGTGTCTTGCGCTTCAAAAATTTCGTCATCTTCAAACGGCAATAATTTTTGTTTTTCTCCGGTTATTGCTCTTGTCGATGATGATTTCTTGTTATTCTCTCCAGTTTGTTCAAGAATTATACTGTCTTCGCTTTCGTTCCATTTCTCAAACTCGTCTAGCGTACTTCTTCCGTCTTTGTACTTCATTTCAATATGTCCATACGCCGAGCATCTACAATTAGGATGCATCGGAAACATATTCACGCCTTTTTCTACCTTGTCAATCGGTACTGCCGTGTTATCTAACGGCTTGCATATATCACACGCTCCACTTTCAGCGACAAAAATCATATGCGTGAAGCCATTATCTTTCATGACAGCGTGGTCTGTGTCAGCATTTATTCTTGCTATCTCGGTTTTTAATAACCGTTTAGCACTTGCTTCGCTAGTGTTATACCTTTCAGCAAGTCGCTTCATCTCTTTTTGGTAGCCGTTCATGTCCGTGTATATACGGTTTAACGATGCGAAAACATCTTTTTGAAGCATGGATTGAAGTCCATTTTTGCCCCATACTCGACTTGAAAAATTCTGCCCGTAAAAATCAGCGTCTAAAATCGCTTCTACGCGCTTTTTCGCTCCTTTGGAAGAAATACCCAAGATACCCGCTTGTCGCTTGTATTCGGCTAAATATTCGCTTCTACGTGCCTTGTCAAAGACTTCATCAAGGTTACTTGTCAAACTGTTGATTTCAAGGTCTAATTCTGCCTTTAGCAATTCAAGACGACTGACTTTCATTTTCAAGTTGTAAACTCGTAGCCATTCATTCGTCTTATGACTGAAATCTTTCTCTTTGACGGCTTTTCTTGCTCGTTCCGCAAACTTCGTAACATCAAATTCTGAAGCACGCTTCATCGCTTCTTGCTTCGTTAAACCCTCACGTCCAGCATAGCCAAGATAAAACTTGTCTATCTGCGCTTGAAGTCGGTCATAGCTTTCTTGGTATAACTCTGTGATTATCCTATCACGGTCTAAATCACGCTTAATTAGTTCAGCTTGTGCCTTGCGTTCAGCGTTATATAAACGGTTATCAGCTTTCTTGCTCATTCATGCCACCTACTAACTGCATGATTTCATGGTCGCTTGCGCCTTGTTCCTTCAAAATGCGCTCTTGTTCCGTCTTGTAGTCTGTAAAGCTAGCATTGTTCATCAATGTTTCTTGTGATACCACTCCGCCCGCTTCAATATACGCTTTAATTTCGTTCCATACATCTTGTGGAATGTTCGGATGAAACGTAAATGTCAGCTTGTTAGCTTCGATTAACGGCTTATTGATAGCCTTGTGAATGTTGCTGATTAGTTCATATCTTCTACGCAAAGCCTTTGTAAAGAACGTTTCTTTGTCCTTTCTGACTTGCTCAAGGCCAATCATTTTATAAAGCAATGCAATGCCGGATGAAGTAGCATTGAAGCGGTCATCTTCAAGATTAGGAATACGACTGAAACGATGAATGTCGTTTGCTAAACGGTTCTTATATGCTTCCGTGCCTTGTACGTCATATTGCTTATAGATATATCCAGCATCTGCGCTTGTTTGTTGTCCGTTTGCACTAATTCCGGTTTGT